TTTGCCACGGCCCAGCAGTTGGGCCAACACCGAACCTTGAAACACTTCGGGGAGATCAGCCTCACCCGGTGCACGTTGACGACATGAGCGAACGCGATCCCATTACTGCCTATCCGCTCTATTGGCCAGAAGGCCGCCCGCGAACCGAGTCCAGCCACCGGAAGAAATCCGAATTCAAACCGTCGTTTGCGCGTTGTCGTGACGAGCTGATGAAAGAACTTCAACGGATGGGAGCGCAACGGCCGATCCTGTCGACAAACATCCCGGTGCGCCTGGACGGGCTGCCCTACGCCGGCACAGCCGAGCCCCGCGATCCCGGTGTTGCTGTTTACTTCGATTACAAGAAGCGGCCGATGTGTTTCGCGTGCGATCGCTTTCGCACTGTGCGCGAGAACGTGCGCGCGATCGGCCTCACGATCGCCGCGATCCGTGCGATCGAGCGCTACGGATCCAGCGACATGATGGAGCGCGCGTTTAAAGGCTTCACCGCATTGCCGGAAAAGGCCGGCGAGTACTGGCGCGACGTCCTCGAGATTCCCGCCGACGCCAGGCCCACCGCCGAAGACATTGAAAAGGCTTTTCGCTTTCAGGCTCACGTGAAACACCCCGATAAAGGCGGAACCCTCGACGAATGGACACAGCTCATTAACGCGCGGGAAAACGCGCTCAAAGACTTAGGGGTCCGATGAAACCGCCCAACGACGAAACCAGCGTGCTCGAGATCACAAACCTCGCCGCGGCCGCCGGATGCACTCTTAAACAGCTCGAGGCCCTCGTCCAGCACATGTTCGACCGGCCGATCGAGCGCTTGTCGATGCGCCAGCTCCTTGTTCTGCGCGACCACCTCGAGTTGAAAGGGGGAAAGACCGCATGAAGGGACAACTACGGATCGAGCGCCTGTTCGCGTTCGTACTTGTCGACGACGACGGGAGCGAAGGCGTCCCGGCGTTTCGTAACGGAAATATGGTTTTGCCGATGACCGGCGCCGACATGGCTCGCGTCGATGAGCTTCGGCCGATCGCTCAGCAGCTCGCCGACGACTTTAAGAAACCGATCACGCTCGTCGTGTTCGAAAACCGAGTCGAAAAGGAAGTGATCTCCCCTCGCGGCGCTCAACCGTCGTGAGGAAGTTTCCGAATCCGTCGACTCCCGAGGCCTGGCAAAACACTGTCGACGCCGCCGAGGCTTGTCTCGCGATCGACAGCTGTCGGCAGTATGGATTGATCACGGGAGGCCCGACGATCAATGTCGAGCGCTGTATGTGGATCCTGCAGAAAGGAAAGCGCCGCGGTTACACGCCGGCGCCTGGAGCGGCCGAGCGCTTCATCCTTGAGTACAACGTCAGGGAGCCGGAATCGAGACGAATGACGGTTTTGGAGAGACGACAGGCCGAAATGAAGAAACGACAGGAGGAAAAATCGAGATGAACGACGATCAGGCCCGCGAGCTCGACGAAACCCTCGAGAAACTCACGAAACACGCGATCGAGGCGTTTCAAAAATCTATCTATGACCCACGCGTGCCGGTGTCAGCCGCACGCAAATCCGAGCTCGACGTTGAGCGGGCTCGCAGGAATTGGGGCGAAAACTGGAGAGACGACTCGATCGAGAGGCCCTGCTCCGTATGTGGGGAAACCTGCATCCTCCGAAAGACCTACGAGCGCAGCGAAACGATCATTTGCAAAGGTTGCACGCCGGCGTACATCGAGGCGCTCCAGGGGAAGTACGCGGGGAATGCATGAGGTCTGCCGGTCGCTACCGTTTGGATGGGTCTCCTTATCCGGATGGACTCGAGGGACTGTTCCAATGGGCGCGTGATCTCGAGGACCACCGCGGCCGCATCGTTCGCCAGGAAATAACCTGGAATGGACTTTTCGTGTCGACCGTGTGGATTGGTCTCGATCATCGCTTTGGAGATGGGCCCCCGCTGATTTTCGAGACGATGGTTTTCGATCGCATCGGAGACCGCGGCGCCGACGGTCTGGAGATGAATCGCTACTCAACACTGGCCGAAGCTGAGTGCGGACACTACCTGATACGCGACCGCGTCGCGAGCCTGCGATACACGCTCCGGTATTGGTGGAGACAGGTCCTTGAGCATGTGCGGGAAGAAGCAGATGAATGAACTGTCACCGGATCCCGGGAGGCTTTCTTTGTGGAGGGAGGAGACGCATGTCGAAAGAGGAAAGCAATCAGCAGGAGGCCGATCGTCAGATGCAAATCGCGATCGCAGCGATCCCCAAGGCGCAGGAGAACGCGCAAAAGTGCAAAGAGGCGCGCCAGGTGTTCCTTGAGCGGATGTGGCTCGACGTTGCGAACATCCTCGGCGAGCGTACCGCGATGCAGGCACGCGTCAATCGAGGAAGCGAGATCCCCGACGGTTACCGCGGTGATGGGAGCCTGTTCGAATGAAGATTCAGAAATTGCCGGTGACGTGCCGCGACTGCGACCTTGTGCAAACGATCGAGATTGTCGTCGATTGCCCTGTCGACGTTGCTGTCGCTTCGATGAAGGTCGCGAGCTGCTCCAAGTGTGGAAGCCGAAAGCTCCTCATCCTGACAAAAAAGCGAGGTTACAATGCGAAACACGAGAGGAGGTGACGCGCACAGTGGCAACGAAAAAGGGATCCGCAAAACGAAAGAGCTCCAAAGGAACGATGAAAAACAGCACCCGGACCACCGGGAAAACAGCAGCGCGCCCGCGATAGCGGCGCCGTGGGCCCACTGTCAACGACCTTGGGCCCGATCCCCTCAGCATCCTACCGAGAGCCCCTCACTTCTTGACCGCAGCCGTGCAACCGCGATCGTCGGTGAAGATCGCAGACGATGGACTCGTAAACACGATCGACTTTACTTTCGACGTGCCGCTGTTCCAGGTGAACGAGCGCGAGCCGGTGAGGCCTGCAGGCCACTTCAAGCCGGTGATTTTCAGCGGTTGCAGTTGGCACGGATCCGGCGCCACGCCGCCCGAGACGTCGGTCTCATCAATCGAGCCGTCGTTGTAGGTCAGTTTGACGTGAAACCCATCGTCGGGCAGGCCGGCCTCGGAGATCCAAAGATCGGCGACACCGCCGGCGCCGTACTCCGCCGCCAACGTCCAATAGCTCGCGAGGATCGGGAAAGTCCACACGCGACTGTCGCTCGCCGTGATTTCGACGTTCGAGACGGGAGTCGATCGCAATCCCGTCAGATGCAGCTGCCAGTCCGGCCGCCCATCCAGACCCGAACCGCCGCCCGTACGCGCTTTGTCGTCAGTGAATCCGAGAAACGTCCCTTTCAGCGTCGACGGGAACGTTTGCACAACAAACACGCTGATCGTGTTCGATTCGATGCTTTCGAGCTTTTCCGGATCCGGACCGACCGACGTCACCGTGTAGTAGTAGGTGTGTCCCGGCGCGACAGTGGGATCGGTGTAGGTCGCCTCGGTGACCGTCGCGATCGGCGACGTCAGAGCAACACTCGGACTTTCCGATCGGAAAACGTGATAGGCGACGACGGGAACCGGAGCGGGAACGCCGGCGAGGGTCGACGGCGGTGGAGCTGGCGGATCCCAGGCCAGCACAACAGTCTCGGCAGACACAGTCAGCGGAGCGAGGACAAGGAGAAGCAACGCGCACCAAAGTTTCATAGGCGAATCCTTTCCAGATCGAAATAGTTGTCAGTTGATAAGTATCGAGGAGGAGCAATGCTCAGACGTTTGTTGATCGTGCTTTCGTTGATGTGGGCCGTTTTGTTTTTCATCGCGATTGCGCGATATTCCGGCGCCGCAGCTTTCGACGGTTGGGACGCGGCCGCGACATTGGCGATCGGACTCGGTCCTCTTATTTCTGTTTTGTTGACGAGGCCCCTCGTCCGTTTTGTGTTGTTTGGTTTCCAGCAGAATTACCGCGTGACCCTGGAGAGGCGAGATTAAGGAAACTATTCAGCTGGGCACCGGCGGGCCATGGACACAGCGCCGACAGTAGTGTAAAGGAGCGGGTATGAATCAGATTCAATCGGACAACTTAAAGGGTACCGTGATCGTCATCGGTGCGCCGCTCGGGCTCGGGCTGTTGTTTGTTTGTGGTTTCCTCATCGGTGGAGTCTTGGGCGGCGGCATTGCCGTGCTCGTCGCGCTTCTGATCCTCTCGAAGTACTTCACTCGGATTTGGGATTAGCCAGGCCGCGCACACCCCGCTCGGTGCCGGCGGTGAGGATCCCGACGGCCTCAGCGAGCGCTCCGCCGCCTTTCGACTGAAGCAGGTTGAGGGCTTGACGCCGCGCGGCGACCGTTGCCGTTCTCCAGGCGGGCTCCTGCATAATCCGCTTCGTCAGAACCGCGCCTGCACCCAACACAGCCGCCTCGGCGGATCCCCCATGCATCGCCCCGGTCAACGCCCCCACGCTCGCAGCGACGGAGTCTCCGAGATGGGATTTGTTGACGCCGCGCGTTTCTGCTTTTTCCAAGAGATCCCGCGCACCCTTCCACAGATGCACGCCGTAATTGGCGTCGGCGATGTCTTTGCTGCTGCCGTTGATCAACCCGCGGAGAAGGTTTGCGCCTTCCTCATACACCGCCTCGCGTGCCGGCTGAGTGGTTCCAGGCAAACGGCCCCAATTGACGAGCTGATCCCAAAGTTGACGGTTCTTTCGCAGCGCATCGATCGACATTTGAGGGTTGGCTTTAAACCAGTCAATCAATTCCTGGTAGGCCTTCAGCTGCTGGCCGGTGCCCGGGGTTGGTTTTCCGTTCACGTAAAGCGCGCGTTGGGAGTCCTGGAGATTTTTCAGGATGGGAGCGGTGTCGAAGGTTGTTCCCTTCGGGACCTTCGCGAATGCCGCGTCGAGCGCTTTGTTGGCGTCATCCAGCTTCACGTTGAATTTTTCGAGGAGATCCTCTGCGCTTGTCGCCAGCGGCAGCTCCTTCGAAATGGGCCCCGCAATTTCCTTGGCAATGGCTTTGTCGCTCAGCCCGGCGGGACTAATTATTTTCGTTGTAGTTCGCGCCATGCCCTTCTCCAGGAGTTTCGGCACAACTTTTTCGACGGCGACGCCGGTACCTTCCTGGAGCGCGCCCTCAAGCCCGCCCTCTCCGGCCTCAAGGAGAACCTGCTGCGGGGTTGAAGGCGTTTTCCGCTGACCCGCGAAAGCCTCCAGGAGCTGATAGAGCGCATCGCCGCCGACGGCTCCGAGGGCTCCCCCGGCAACAGCACCCGGAGGTCCTCCCGGGGCTCCGATAAGGCCGCCGACGGTCGCGCCGCCGGTCCGCATAAGCGTTCGCGGGCTGGGAAGAATATCGGGGACTGCCGTGGGATCTGCGTTGGCCAGGGCCGGAGCCGATACGGTGGTCGGTGTGAGTCCGCGTTGTCCGTTTCCGGAGGTGCCGGAGAGTGGCTTGCCGTTCTCGTCGACGAGATCGGAGATCAACGGCGCGCCGGTCTCGCTGACCAGTTGATGCGCAGGGATCAGAGGCGGCGTGCTGGACGGGACTCCACGTTGAGGCATCTATTTCTCCTGGTACCCGGCCGCCTTCAGCGAGTCGATGATCTGCTGACGTGTGGCTTTCGGGTGTGCTGTGAGGTTGGCCTGGATCAGAGGCTCGGTGATGACTTTTCCGGCAGGTCCAGCCGCTGGATTAAAGCCGGGCTGACCGTACACTCCCATCTGGTTGAGCAGCGTGTCCTTCTTTCGGGCGAGGAACGGAACGACGACGTCATTGATGGCGGACTCGAACTGCTGAGGCGACAGTGAGGGATCGGTCATTGCAAATCCCATTTCGCGCGACATGTCTGTCGCTGAGCCGTAACCCAGAGCGCCCGAGAGTTCGTCGGCAAACGCGGTCACAGCCGTCTGGAAGTTCGAATAGTTCCTGTTGCCGAGCTTCAAGCCGCCTTTCACGGTGAACTGGTTGATCAGGGGAACACTGCTGCGCTTCGCGGCGTCGGACAGGGCCAGTAGATCGGGAACTGCTGCGTTGACGTTATCGAGCGATGCCAGCTGCTGCTGGACTTTGGGATTGGACGCGAGCTTGAATCCCATCTCGAAGGCTGCAGGGTTGAAGTTCGGGTTGAGGTCTGCCGCCTTGTTGTAGATCGCAAGTTTCCTCCCAGGATCCCGCGAGTAGGCGAACAGTGCCTTAAATTGCTGAAACGTGGTTTTCCCGTAAGCAAGATCCTGAGCGATCCGAAAGTCGCCTGAACCCGCCTTGATATCTGCCGTTGTGGATGTGGTAGTGCTCGCGTCGGGTTTCACGTACGGTTTCGGATTCGAGATTTCCTTCCCTGTCGACGGGTCGTAGGTCTTTCCCGTTTTCGGATCGAAGTTGGCAAACATTGGCTTGCCGTCAGGTCCGACGATTTGTTTTTCCTGGAAGGATGTCGGGGTCGGGGCGGGAGTCTTCGCCGCGACGTACTCGCGGATCTTGGCGAGTTGTTGGTCCGGAGGCAGCTGGTCAAACTTCGGATAGAGCGTGTAAATCTCTCCGAGAATTCCAGGCTTGGCCTGCGGTGCGGGGGCCTTCTCCCCGAGCTGATAGCGGGCAAACTGTTGCAGTGGTCCATGCTGCTGCTCGAACTCGGCACGTGTTCCCGGAAAACCGAGAGTGGCCGCCTCGGATTGAGTGCCGAGGCCTGCCGGATTCTGCGGACCCTGCGAGAGCAGATCCTGTAAGCCCCCGCGTTCTGCGTTGAACGCCATGTCCATCTCGTCAGGGGTCGCGTTTGCGATACGCGTGAGCATCGCTTTGTGCTGCGCTTCGCGCTGTGACGCAGCTTTCTCGTCTGCCGTTTTCTTATCGGCGGCCGCTTTCTCCTGTTCTTGTTTCTGCTCTTTGGCTTTTGCTTCCGCCAAGCCTCGAAACCTCGTCGAGATCTCCATGTCGATCGGCGCAGCCAGCTCTGCAAACTTCGCAAGATCCCCGTCTGCGTCGAGCCAAGCTTTGGTGATTGCGGCGCGTTTTTGCTGTTCCGTGAGTGCGTCGTTGATTCTCAGTTGATCCAATTGGCCCGCGCGCGCGGCATTGGCGATGCTGATGCGTTTCTGTTGGTCGGCAAGGATTCTGTCGTCCACACTTGGACCGAGCGCAGTGAGCCATTCTTGTGCGCGTGACATTTACGCCGCTCCTTTGAAGAAACGCGCGATCCCCGACTGTTGCGAGAGGGGGAACGACGCGCCGAATTTGCTCGGATCGCCGTAGTTTTCGAGGAACGTTTTTTGAGCGTTACGGATCACGGTTTTCTGATCACTGCCCAGGCCGGCGAATTGTTTCGCCGCCTCGAAGTACTTCGCGACCAGAGCGTTTCTTGTCTGTTGCGCCTGATCCGGCGAGACCTGCCCGCCGCGCTCGGCCGAGTCGATATCGCGCATCGCCTGATCGAACAGGTTTTGATTTCCCTGGACCCACGTGTCGGCCTTTTCGTGCGTGTTGCCGATCCCGAAAACTTTTTTGCCGAGCAGGATCGCGCCGGCTGCGCCGAGTGCAATCTGTCCGGCCAGCGGGATCGAGCCGATCGCGCCAACGACGGCTTTACCGGCTGCCGTGGCGCCTTTAGCCACAGCTCCCAGAGGCGAGCCCGTTCCCACTGTCCCGCCGACGTTGGTCCCTGGAACACTCCACGGCACCGCCCCGCCCCCGCCGAAAAGGCTCTCGGCCAGGCCGACCCCTTTCTTAAGCATGTCCGTCAACGTGCTGGCTCGCGCGAGATCGCCGCTGGCCAGCGCGTCATAAATCTGTTGATGGAGTTGGCCGACGTTGGCCGCTTCGTTTTGCCTGCTCGCGTTTTGCGCGTTGACGGCATTTTGTCCGATCGCCGCGACGGACTGATTGCGATCGAAAACCTTTGACAGCTCGTTCGAGGCGTAATCCTGCGCGTAACGGAGGAGCGCTTTCTGTGTGCCACCCGAGCCGAGGGTCTGCGTTGCGGACTTTGCCGCCAGCAGCGCCCGCTGTCCCTGATTGAGTCGAAATTGATACCCCGGATCCTGCTCGAGCAGCGCCGAAACGTCGGCGCCTGGCGTGGTGAGCTGTTTAAGGTTGGTGAGCCCCTGCGCGCCCGTGTCGGCGTACTCCTGGAGCGCATCGCGCGAGGCCGTGCCGGCGCCGGTGATGTCGGCGATCGCTTGCGTCGATCCCGACTGTGTCGCGGTTTGCGCGTTGTTGAGCGCTTTCCGGCGCTGGAGATAGTCGATCCCCGGTACGGCCGCGCTGACGATGTTGGAGAGTGACAGAGGCATAGTTCCTTCCTTGGTTACGCGTATTCGATCCGTCCGCAGCGCAACATGCCGAATTCAATGGATTCGGTGTTGTTGTTTTCGCGGTGCATGAAACCGGGCAATCCATCCTGAATCGGGAATGACGCGTCGGTCGCACTGGCGATCACGACGCCATCGTCGAGAAATTCGAGTAGGTTTTGTCCGCTGCCAAACGTCACCCGGAACTGGCAGACCGAACCGAGCGCCGGAACCGCGGCCGAGGTCAGTGTCGCCAGCGACGTGCCCGTGACGCGCTTTTCGATGCGGACGATCTGCCCTTGCGCGACCTGAGCCAAAAAATTCGCGAAGTAGGCAAAGCCGTTGGGATTACCCGCCGCATCCAAACAGGAGATATGCGTGCCGGTGTTCGAATCGCGGGCGCTGCCGTAGCAGCACAGCGCCAGTCCACCCGAACCCGCTTTCCCTCCCGTGTCCTCTAGGTACACCATCTCGACGAATTGGCTTTTGCCCCGTGCGCCCCCCAGAGCCGAGGGGATCCAGGCCTGGTACCGCGCCACAGCGGAGGCCCCGCCGGGATTGGTGAACCGGAAGCCTTTGTTGACGCCAATCGATTCGGCACCCGTACCGAGCCCCACGTGCAGGTAGTCTTTGAGGACCGCACTGAGATCGCGGTTGATATCGACGGCGTTGAAGCTGTCGGTCCAGTACTCGTAGTTGGTCGAATCCGGCTCGGGAAGAATCCGCACCATGTCGCGCCCGTAGGCCATGAACTGCCCGGGCTGTTTGGGATAGATCCGGATCGCCGGTTTCATACCGGGAGATTTCCTGCCGTCAGGATGAAGTCGACGTCCTCGCCCGCGCTCTGATAGCCGGTGATGGTCTCGCCCGCCTCCAGAAGAAAAGGCAGATTCAGTTCGAGCTGTTGGCCCGCCTTAAGCGGTGAGTTGGTGACATCGCCCTGAAACACTGTGATGCCCGCGGCGGTGATAGTGAGAATCCGGCTCGTCGCGCCCTTGTTTATGAACAGGCCGTAGACGCGCACCGATTGATAGCCATCCGGAATGGTCAGCAACACCTGGTTGTCGGTGTTCAGTGTTCCCAGGCCACGCAACTGCGTCAAAATCATAGGTCCCCCATGAACCAAAAATCAGGGTTGAGCGGATGAAATCCCTCGTCCTCGTCTTCGGTCTGCGTTTGCTGCAGCACAAACACGCGCTCGAACCAGCGGAGCCAGGGTTGAGAGACACCGCGGAATCCGTCGCTATTGGGAGGATCCAAAAACGGTGTTTGAACCGGAGGAGGAGGAAGCGGCGTCCGTGCCACGTGTCCCCCTTCTTAAATTCGCTTGAGCGTGACGGTGATCGTGACGCCGGCGGTTTGCGTGATTGTTCCCGTACAAGCCCAATCGACCGAGAGCCGGTTACCGGAGGCCAGTTGCAGCGACGCCACCGTGCCGGTGAGTGTTCCTGTCTGTACGGTGTTTGCTGTCGCGCGCGCGTCGAAACCCGCGTTGGCGTTGTTGGTCAAAAGATCTGTGCCGGCGCCTGGCGCATCCGTCCCCGTGTCCTTCACCACTTGAACGTTGCAAGGGTTTGCCGTCGTTTCTGCGGTCGACTGGACGTAAGTCACGTTGGTGACCTGGTAGGCCCGATTCGCTATGAAAAACGATTGATCAATGAACGTCGCCGGCGACGCGGCGAATTGACCGTGCCATACCACCTCGAGGTGTTGCGGCGTGATGATCCCGCCGATGGTCTCACCGTCGGCCGAAGACACCGCGCTTGTGCCGGTGATCGTTGGCGATGCGATCGTTTTGTTGCTGAGGGTGTCCGTTGTCGACGTGCCGGTTAGCGTGAGCGAGGCATCGGGCATCGTGATTGTGCGCGTTGCCGCGGACAGGCCCGACAGTTGAAACACCACTTGCCGCGACGTGTTCCCCTCGTCCTGGATCGTGAAAAGCGAATCCTTAACCGTGATTGTGTTTGTGTTGTTGAGGGTCTTGTTTGAAAGGGTCTGCGAGTCGCTCGTCCCGACGATCGCGCCCGAGATCGACAGCAGCGGTACCGGACAGACGTTGTCCTGAGTGAAAACGGTAACGTCAGCTGAGGTTTTGACGACGATCTTGTAGCACGAGGTTGAGATCAGATAGATCGTGGCGCGGCCACTCGAGTTGAGAATTACCGGGTTGGTGTTCGGTGTGCCGGCATTGTCGCTGTAGCTGTTGAGAGGCGTTGTCGTGCCGGCCGTGTAGGTGTAGACCTTCCCGCTCGCCAGCGGGTTTCCGTTGGCGTCAATGTATTGCACTTGAGGCAGAGGCGAGATCGTGTAGGTCTGCCCCGGCAGCCGGACAGCAATCGCCAGGAGGCCAGCCGCCAGCGCAGTCAATAGAACTCTTGATTTCATCGTTTCACCCCACGTCGATATAAGCCGCCGCGATCCGCACCGGCACAGCGTCGGAGATCACCATCTCGTACACCGAGTCGGACATCTTTCCGTTGCGCTGCCAGATCACCTGTTTCTTGTACTCGCCGACGTCGCCAAGACTCCGGAAACGCTCCGAGCCGTAGGTCTCGCCGCCATTGGGGGAGATCCGGAGCGAGACTTGAGGCGTCCGTGTTGGCAGGCCGTCGCCGGTTCGCATGTCGAGCTCGAAAGAGTTGTGCTTGAGCAGCTGATTGAGCTTTGTGACATGCGGCGTCCGGCGCAGCCGGCGCAGCGCGGCGCCGGCGTCGTCGTAAGCGAGGAGACTCTGCACGTACACCTTTCCGTCGACACGCGAGCCGACGAGGTGACGATTCCCCCGGACCATGTGATGCAAGCCGAGATCGGCCTCGTATTGCGAGGTTTGGTTGTTCCAGTAGCCGCGCTCGTGCCACATTTCCGTGTTCACGTCGTAAACGAGCGTGGCTTGCGCCGTCGGAAACGACAGCTGATAGAAACTGTGTCCGCCCTCCTGGTAGGCGTAGGAGACCGCATCGTCGATCGTCGAGTACCCTGAGATCATCGTCTCGATCGCGTGCGTCGAGATGCGAGACGGCGCAAACCCCTGCGCCCTCCATACAAGACCCGTGCCTCGTTTGTCGGATCCGAGCCAGAAAATCGTATTGTCGAGCGTGGCCAGCGAATTCTCGGCCGCGCATCCGACCTCGATCACACCGCCGCCGATCGGCACGATCGGAGTGTCCGCGTCGCCGGAGTTGTAGAAGGCCTGCGTCATTTGCGAGCCGAAAATCCACAACTGACGGTTTGAGATGATCATCCCGACATCGCGGTTAAGGTCGACCTCGACCTTGAAGTAATCGAGCGCGTCCCAGCTCGTCGAATCGTTCAGCGCCGAGAAGTAGGCGCGATCGTCGTTAGTGGGATAGTCGCCTCTCGAGAGCACGACAAAGTACCCATCGAGGTAGCCGGCGCCGTGAGGGTTGATCGGAAAATCACCGTCGGTGATCTGATGGACCCCTGTCCCGTCGATGTAATAGCCCAGGCCTGCGGAAACGATCAGGAACGAGGCCTCAGAGGCCGCCTGTTGAATGGGTAGCCCGTCGTTGGCGATCGTGCCGGCGAGTAGCGACTCCGTGCCGTCGACGGCGATCTGATACACCTCGGCGCCCGAGACAATGTAGCTGACCTCCCCGGCCGTCGTTTGAAAGGTCCGCATCCCGCGGATCGGGCCCGTGCCAAACGTCGAGTAGAGGGTTTTCCCAGGGGACCCGATCAGCGCGTACCGATTCTTGCCGCTCCCGCTCTCGACAAGCTCCGCGTACAGGTTGACCGCGCGCTGTGCGTCGATCTTTTTAGAGAGCGCCTGGTACGTCGGGCCGCAGAAATCCGGCCAGAGCTTCGCGTTTCCCCGTCCCATTTAGCTCGAGGCGACGCCCTTAAACTTTTCCCACATCCGCATGCCGCCGACGCCGAGCAGCGTCAGGAGCAGCGCCATCAGCTCGGATGTGTCGATCGGAGGAGCTGCAGGGCCGCCGAACAGGCTCGAGACGAATGTCACAATCGGCCGAGCCAGGAACGTGTAACCGACGCCGGCCACACACACCCAGCCCACCGCCGGCCGCCATCCGGATTTGAAGAGAGACGGCGACGCCGCCTCGATCTTGTTGATTTCGGTTTGTGCCAGGTTGGCCGCGAGATCCGCCTCGAGCTGCTTAAACTCGCCGGCTTGCTCGAGCTGTTGAAACTGGAGTTTCATCGCGTCCCGTTGCGCCGGATCCGGAATAACTCTGTCGATAACTTTGCCGATCAGCTCGCCGATGATGGGAATCATGGAGCGCCCCTCCTTGGGCTTTTTACTTAGTAGTTCTACTTAGTAACTCGCTCGACCTCGTAAACCGTGCCGACAGGCAGCACGGCACACGGCCGCCCCCGGCAGATCTGCTTGAGCGCTCGATCGAGTGCGTCGCGATCCGTCGCGACCAGGCGCGTCTGTGTGCCGTGATCCTGGTAGAGGTAACCGGGCCCGCGGACAACGGTCTGCTCGTCCGGGATCCCGACGCGCTTCCCGCAGCTCGAGCACGAAAACACAAGGCAGAAGGCGAGCACGCTCGAGAGCGCGATCGCGCGCAGCGTGTCCCTATCCATCCCCTTTTTTCCCCTTCGGTCCCCTCTTACTTTTCTTCGCGAAAACCTCGGCCGGATCGAGGATCTTGAGCTCGTATTCCTTCATTTCCGGCGAGTAGACGTCCTCGGCATGGGTGCCACACCGGCAGCATTTCCAGAGGGAGAAATGTCCCGCGACGGAGTGCCAGCAGTGTGCGCAGGCGTTCACACGCGAAACTTGGCCTGACGTGCGAGCACCTCGGCCGGATAGTTCTTGTTTCCGCCGCCGTTCCACAGCAACAGCGCTTGAGGGACACGGCCGCCCGCCTGGCGTAGTTTCTTCGCGAACAGCTGACAGCCCCACTTGAGCCCGTCCCAGGGATCGCAGAGCGCCGTCGGATATCGGAGCTCCTCGGTTGAGGAGGGGAAATTCTCAATGATCACGCAGTACAGCGTTTGCATGAGGCCGTAGCTTGCGTAAAAGGCATCCTCGAACCGGATCCAGCGATCGTCCCACTTCGAGGCCGACTCGAGCACGATCCGGTGATATTCGGCGCCGTAGCGCTCGACGAATCCGCTCTCAGACTCCGGCCGAAACGCATACGGGTTGAACGCCGACTCCTGCTCAACGATCGAACAGGCGAGGACAGGATCAATCCCGAACACGCCGGCGGTTTGCTTGGTGAGCGCGACGAGCTCGAGTGTCGTGTACTTCACTTTTCCACCGGCCGCCCAGGGATGACAATCGGGGGAAAAATCACTTCCTCGAGCTTCTTGAGGCGATCGTTTTGGTCCCTGTGCCGTTCGTCGTCACTCGCCGCGTGATCCTTTGACCACTGCACGACCCTTCCGGAGTTGTAGGCTGCCTTGATCGCAAAGCCCGCGCCGCCACTGCTCACGATCAGGCCGAGAACGCCCAGGATCGTCTCCGTCGTCATTGCGGCAACCTCGGATCCGTGAAATTCATGTTGGAGTACTTCCGGCGCGCGCCTGGCGCCGTGTTCTGCATTCGCGGGGGATTCTGCGAGTTGATCGACAGGATCCGGGCCTCGGCTTTGTTCGCCTCGAGCAGCGTCGCCGGCTTGATCTCCTCGTCGAAGGGTACCGAGCAGCGGATCGCCAGCTTGTACATGAGCAGGTTGTAGTAACCGGGAGGAAACGACACCGTGTCGGCCAGGCTCGAGAAACTCGAGAGCACGGTCCACGCAAACAGCTCGAGGCAGGCCGCGGCCGTCAGGTAGCTGTTGAGCTTGATCGTGCCGTTAGGGTACGTCGGGTTATAAAACAGGTCTGTCGGCACGCCAATGACGCCTCGAGTCCGCAGTGCGGCCCAATAGTCGTGATCCTGCGTGACGTCGATCGGCGATCGGTACGGGATCCGGATCACGCGATAGGAGATCGCGGATCCGCTCGAGCCCGGATCGGTTTCCAGCGTGAGCGTTGTCGTCCCGACAGCCGTTATCCGATAGATCCCCGCCGTCACGCCGGTACCGGAAACCACGTAGACCAGGTCGCGCCCTTTGGTGATGCCGAGCGCTGTAAAGTCTTTGCCCGAGTCGGTGAGGATCTTGTCGCCGGCGCCGGTTGTCGCTGTCGATCCGCTGATCGTCGTATCGCTGATGTCGATCAGGTTCGCGTTTTCGATCCGTTCCGGACGTGTCGCAACGATCGTGCCCGATGTGCCGATCGTCGGTTCCTGGGTGTTGGCCGGCAGCAGATACAGATCCTCGGAGATCGCGTAGACCATCATGCGATCGGTGTTGAGATCCTCGATCAGCTTGTTGAGCCGGCTAAAGGCGAGATCGGAATCCTCCGGCGCCGGATCGTCGCCCGCGCGGAGTACTCCGATCTCGATCAGGCTGTCGTTTACTAGATCGTTGACGGTGCTCATTTGGCTTTCTTGTAGAGCGAGTCGGCCGTGTCATCCTCGTTGCCCTCACCCTCCAGGCAACATTTCGTCAGCTGCAGCTCGATCGAGCGCCGCGTCTCGCCCTTGCTCTCGTTTTGTGAAACAGAGGTGACGACCGCTTTACCCTCGAGCTCGAACGTGTCGCCGACCTTCGGCATGTCGTCGATCCCGAGTTTTTGGATCGTGTCGTTATCGAGGCGCAGCTGCAGTCCGTAGGGGTATTGAGGCCGATCGGCGGCTACCTCGACCGGCCCCTCTTTGGTTTTCGACTTCGGCAGTTTGAGATCGACGAGCTTGCTCATGTGTACCGCCCGCAGGCAAGAACGGTCACCGCGGATCCCGTCGTCACCTTCCAAGCGCCGCTCGTCGATCGGATCCCGAGAGGGATAACGATCGTCCCGCTTGCCGCGGCCGCCGTGAGTGGAATCGCGGAGCCGCTGCCGTCCTTGATGCTGACGGCGCTATTCGCGCCGGTTCCCAGGATGATCAGCGACTCGAGGATGTCCCCCGCGGCGCCGACCGGCCCGAGAACCTGATCGGTTTGCCCCGCTGCTACCGTCTCGTAATCGGTGTTTCGGTGTCCGCCTCGTCCGGCCATGTGTTTCTCCTCCTATTTGTGATTGATCAGCACGAACACGTCGGTGTTCCCGCTGTCTGTGATGGCGTAAACCGAATCCCCGGCTGCGGCTTTCAAGCTCAGGTTATTGGTCACAACCGGAAAGCCGGTTGTTTCGTCGACACTGTCGTCGCCGATGAAAACCTGTGCTCCTCCGGCCGCGTAGAGTGAGAACTCCAGGTCATGATCTGCCGTGAAAAGAAGGGTCGGCGAACCATCGCCGACGTTGGTTTTGCTGTGTGTGAACATGGATCTACTCCTCTCCTCTGTGCGTGCCCGGCATGCGTGACCGGAACGTGTCGGCGTTGGCCTGATCAATGGCCTTTTGCGCGCCGGTGATCGTCTCGACTTCGGAGGGATCGACGAGCTCCATCCAATTCGGGGAAAATTGCTGCATCGCCGTGATCAGCCTCATGCGAACTTCGCCGGTTGCGGGATCCACTTCCGGACGTTGTAGCGACACGTTGTAGACGGTGATCTCGCGCGGCTTGAGCGTGAACACATCCCCAGGCCTGCGCCGTGAGTGTTCGTAGTAGCCGAGTTTGGTAGCGCGCACGCGAACCTCGCCGCGCGCGAGGCGACGCTCTCGAGGCGAGCGCGGCGTCAAGCGAGTGAGCATCGGATCTTCCTCGGCGATCGGCGCGGGCCCTTCCCGGAGGCCTGGTTCCTCGCGGTTTTGATACTGTCCGTCGGCCTGCTCCGCGACGGGCCCGAGGCACTCGCCGAGCTGTTCCTGGAGGCGCTCGGTTTCTGCCGGCGTGGTTTGTTTTGCAGCAGCAGCTTTGCCGCGGCTTCCCTGTCCCTGTGACTTGCCCATGTGAATTCTCCTTAGTTGGCTTGAGTGACCTCGAGCGCGACGCCCTGTAGAGCGATATCTGTCGCCGCGGCCGTGGTAACCGTGATCAGGACGTAGTAGGTTTCGTCCTCGGCCACGGGTTGATTAAGTCCTGCTTTGCGTGTGTTGGTTGCCGACAGAATGCCGTCGGCCGTGAACGAGGCCTGAGTGATCGAGCCGACCAGTGCGTCGGTGACGTCGGCCGCGGCCGCTTTCATCACGCGCAGCTGCGCGTCAACGGTTGCCGTGTTCCCGCCCGACTCGACTTGTCCGATCAGATGAAATCCGCGAATGATGTCCCCAGGCCGCAAGCCTGAGAGCGGAACGACCAGCTTGGAGCCCGACTGTGACGCCGGACACGTCACGAGCGCGATGTTGTCGGCCGCGGCGACAACGAAACCGGACGTGCCGCCGACTTTCGATCGGCCGGCCGCGCTGAAAATGATTTTTCGATCAATCTTTACCGGCGCCTGGCTTGCCTTTGGAGTGACGTCGTTAAGCGTCGCCGTGATGTTTCCTGACGTGAACGTGAGCGACTTCGCGCGGTATTGCCGCGGCTTGTTGGTCTCGTTGATGAGTGTCGCCGACGCCGTTGTCAGACTTCCCGCTGTTCCCGTGTGTGAGGCTTCGCGCCGCAGCGTGGCGAAGTTATCCGTCGAGCTTTCGATCACGAGCTGCCCCGTGTGACCCGCGGACGAGAGCGAATAGGTAAACGATTCGCCAGGTTGAACGAGCTGCGCCAGCGACACGCCGGCCGCTGAAAACGTTTTCGTGATCATGGGTTTTCCTTAGTGAATGAAAGTGACGAGGCCCCCAGGCCTGCGCCTGGAGGCCTCGAGGGGTTTAGCTGACCGTGTAACCCTTCGCGTAGGTCTTGTCGGTCTGGATCATCGACAACGGCTGAATGACGGCCGTGACGGTGATCGTCGGAGTCGTGCCGTCGACGTTGTAGAACGCGCCGACGTAACGTTTCGTCACAAGTTGAGGCGTGAACGCCATGTAGAACTTGTAACCAGCCACGAGGACCGTGCGAGTCACGAGAGCCGTGTCGGTTTTCGTCAAAATGTCGGGTGAGGACAAGTTCGAGTTGGCCGACTGGATCACTTGAAACTCGTAGGTTTCGTCGCCGTCGGCCACATCGGCCGCGACGTCGACCGCGAACGCAATACAGAGGGGCTCTCCGGAAGAGATTTCCCGCTTCGGTGTCACGTTGCCGCAGTCATAGCTGTTGGTCGACGCTGCATCGGCCGAGACCGCCTGCGCGTCGGAGAGAAGGCAAAGAGCATCAATAAACATCGTGTTTTTCTCCTTTCTTTCCGCGCTTAGCTGACGGTTGCTTCGGTTTCGAGCAGCTGATCGACGATGCGGATCGGAATCCCGCGGAAGAAGTTCACGCGCTTGCCGTCGACCAGTTCGTAGGTGAGCTGTCCGCCGGTTTGCACGTCGTCGCGCCGTTGGATATCGAGCATTTCCATACACGTCCGATTCATGTAGAAAACGGGCTTCGCGACCTTCAGAGAAGGAACGCGATAGAGCGCCTTGATCATCAGCTCGGGGAGATCCGCGGCCGAGGACTTCGCGATCAGGTTGGAAATGTCGATATTGCAGATCCGGACTACATAGCGCCAATCGCGCAAGGCAATGCCGGCTTTCCACTGCCAGCGCTCCTGGTACACGCGCATGCGAGTGCCGCCGACGCCGGCCGTGACTTCTGCGGTTTGTTCGCCGTAGTCGTCATGCTGCAGGCCTGCTTTAGAGCCTTTGGGGAAAATGCCGACGCAAGTCTGCTCGCCCCAGCACACCAGCCAGACCGAAGAGTTATCGGACTGAGAGCCCCCGCCGCTGATCACGTGCGAGGCGTTGGTCGCGCCAGAGATCGCAGAGTATCGAGCAGCGAGTCCGGTAAATTCCTCTTGCGCTGTTCCGGTGTTTCCGTAGAACAGCGTTTGAGCCATTTCCTGATTCATTGCCTCGATAAAGGCCTGCGCTTCGGAGAGACGGAAACGGTTGACGTTCCCGTTGAGTTTGGCGAGATCGCAATCGACTTCGCTCCAGGCCTCGAGCATTCCGCATTGCTCGTCGATCTGTGCGGTTGTCGACTTGCTCGTCGCGACGCCCTGGTTAAGCAAGCGCCAGGCGACGGTAGGAAGGCCCGTCCGAACCGTGGTTCGATGTCCGGTCGGAAGGTTTCCTTCGATGAAAAGCATGTCGTCGAGGATCTCGTTTGTCTGTCCGAGGAGCTCAACGATCGTTGCCGTTTTGCCGTTGGGATCAACGCGCTTGGCCCAATCCAAAAGGGTCAAAGCGCCGGTAGAGAGTACCGCCATGAGTCACGTCCTTGTGAGTCGAGGCGCGCCTGTCCTGTTCTACTTATCCGTAGAGAACTTCCTCAGCTGTCTTTTGCTTGGGAGGTGCCGAGCCACCGCCGACGTTGCTCGGAGGCTTTGGCGCGCGGGTTATCGGTGGAACCGGAGTTTCCTCTGCCTTTTTCGGCCGGAGGCGAGTCTCGAGCTCGAGGAACATGTGCTCGCGCCGCCATTGCGACATTGCCGCGAATCGTTTCGCATCGTCGGGATTGCTGCCGAAGTGATAGAGCAGCTCCCCCGGGATGTCCGAATCGTTGATCAATGCGACGGTGTGATCGTCGAGCTCGATATCCTCGTTGTCGTCGACCACTTGCGCGAAATCGTCGTGGGCCTGGCGAGCCACCTCAACGCGGGATTGAAACTCTTGCAGACGTTTGTCGGCCGCGTCTTTCTGCGCCTTGTCGGTCGCAGCTTTCTGATCGGCGTCACGCTGTCGAGTCCGTTCCTCGTCGAGCCGTGTTTCGACGGCCTCGTCGACTTCCCATTTCCGATGAGCCTTTGCGTGCTCCTCGTAGCTGGGAAAATCCTCGACCTTGGGCTCGGGTTTCGGTTGCCGCTTTTCAGGCGGCTTTGGATTCTGCTTTCGCAGAGTCTCGAGCTCTCCCTTGAGCTGCTTGTTTTCCTTAACGAGCCCTTTGATCCTTCCCGTCGCGTCGGTTCGCTCGGGAGGTTTCGTTTCCGGTGTTTTCTTTTCCCCGGTTTCCGAGACCGGCGCACTTTCGACCCCTTCTTTCGTTGGAGTCTCGGACGTGGGTTTCCCTTCGCCTGGCAGAGCGCCAGACGTCGGGGTTTCCGGCGTCGGATAGAAGCTATCGGCGCCGGCGGGTACTTTGTTTTCGACGGGTGACGAGCCCGTCGGATTTTCGTCTTTTGGCATCGGTTTACCTCGATGAGTGGTTGTGAGAAACAAAGAAAAAACCCGGCCAAAACCGGGTTTCCTCTAAACTGCGGCCCGTGAAAAACCTTCGAGCCTTATGGAAAAAACTGTGCGGCCGCGTCGCCTGGTACTTTTTGAAGGCCGCGGACTTCGACAACATTGCAAACGAGCTCCTGCAGGCCTGCCACGTGTACGCGGATCCGGCGCTACAGATCCCGATCCGCTTCGATGCGATCAGCCGACGGATCGCACGAGTCGACGAGGATCACCGCAGCGTCGCCGAGTCCCTGTCGCAAGAGTTGGAAGTGCATCGCCTCTACCTCGAGGCCCTGCAGGCTGTCCTCAGAAAGAGCGGTTTCCGCGAGCTGCCGGAGCTGGCGCCGAAAACCGAATAAAAATGGCAAAAGAATGCCTTAATTATGGCTTTCTTTTGCTCATTCCCCGGTTTCGTGGATCCGCCCCAACGTCTCGTTGGGATCGCACTCGTCGCACAACGTCCGGCCCGGCCGCGTTTCGTCCTCGCAGATGAAACACCGGCCGCGCGGCACGTTCGATCACTCCTCGCTACGACCTTCGCCGCCGGCGTCGCTATCCTGCGAGTACTTGGCCACGTGCGCCTCTCGAGCAGCCTGGATATCCAGCACGTTTTTGATCTGATCGACGTTGGCCTGCAGTGCGGCGACGTCGCGCTTTGTTCTGTCCTCGAGCTGGATTTTGAGTTTGTCGACCTCGGCCTGCATGGCCGCAATCCGTTCTTTGCTCGCGTTGCCCTCGGCCGCGATCTGTTTGTCGGCCTCGATCTTCGGGAGATCCGCCTTGTAGGCGTCCAGCTGTTTCATGGCGTCGTTGAGCGCTGCCTCGAGTTGCTGGATCTGTCCCTGTAGCTGGGCGAGTTGCTGTTGATCGGTGGGCTGTTCGCGGTATTCCGCCGGCGTCAACCGCTCCGCAATCTGATCTCCGATCGGGCCCAGGTTCTTTAGCTTGACGACCAGGTCGCCGACCTTCTCGAACACGGCCGGATTGCTCGAGGCCAAACTGTCGAGGAAATCGTCGGCCGCTTCGCGTTGCGACTGGAACGACGGCGCCGTGCCGACCGTGACGTCGTGTTTGGAGCTCGCCGCGCCTGGAGCGTTGTAGCTGAGGATCCGCGCCTTGCCGCCTTGCTCGAACGGCTTATTGATCGTGACGACGTTGTGTTGCCCGTCGGCCGATCGGACGCCGACTTGACGTTGTGTGTCCTCGACGATATCGAGGATCCCGTTGAGAACGCGGCCGGCGTGTTGGATCGCGATTTTGTAATTGTCGATAAAGTGGAAGCTACCGAGATCCGCCTGCTTATCGAGCAGGTTGATCGCTTTCCCACTTTTGACGTTGGTATCGTCGAGCCGAGTGACCCCGTAGGATCCCAGGGCCGCCTGGATCGCGCGCCGCGCGGACTCGGCGCCGACTTCGAGCGCCTGCGTGTTGGGTTGATAGGTCTCCCAGGTCGGCAGCGGGAGCAGATCCTCGCCGGTAAGAGGCGTTTTGCCCTTCACCTCGACGTAGGTTACGTCGGACTTGTTGAGATCCTTCCACGGCGTCGCCGTGTTGAACTGTCCCTCATAGCCGACCCACTTCGGTTTGGGTGTGTATCCGACGTCCTCGGCCTCGTTGGTCTTGTAGTAGTCGAACAACATTTGACCGTGCCGGCCCATGCGGATGTAGCTCTCGAGATCGCGGATGACCTTCCCTTTTTCGCGTCGGAACTTTTCTTTCCCCAGGATCGGGAAAATCGGAATGAAGATCCCCGGGAACTCGGAGCGCTCGAGGATCTCGAGCCCGTTGGTCAACACCTGCTTCACGAAAGGCTGTTTGACGTCGCGCTCCTTGGCGATCGCGATCGTGCCCGCGGGCGTTTGCATCGTCTTTCCATCGTTGGCGACGCTGAAACCCTTCTGCGCGAGCTCGTCTTTGAAAACGCGCGTCCCGTCGGCCAGGGTGTACATGTGACGCTTCTTAAACTCGCGATACCAGTACTCGGCGATCTGAATCGTTTCTTCGTTACGATCGACCCACGCGGTAACCAGCTCGGAGTTTTCGCCCTTAAAGTCGACGATCGTCGCGTCGGGATGATCCTCTTTGAACTTGTCCCATGTGACCCGATCGAGCACAAACGCGTCCGCCATGTCGGAGCAGTCCTGCTCCTTGCAATCGGGATCCCAGCTGATCGCGTCCGGGTTTGGAAAACGCCGGAACTTAAACACCAGGTTGTCGCTATCCCAGCTCTCGTAATCCGTCGTGAGGCCAAACACGCCGTAGCCGCGCTGGACACAACACTCGAACGCTGTCCGGTAGGCCACCGGCGCGTTAGTTTCGTACTCGATCTGTCGGATCCGATCCGCGCGCAGGAGCGCCGTTTGATCGTTGGATCCGTCGCCCGCCGGCGCGATGTTGATCCCGATCGGGTTTTGCCGCACTTCGTTGATCAGGTTGTTGCAGTACTGCCCGAGCTGATCGAGGTGCAGGTGCGGCCGGCCGGCCTTGTCTCGATCGTCGATCTCTTCAGGTTCCCAAAGGCCGTTGACCGAGAGCGCGCGCATGTCTTCCTCGGCCTCGTCGCGAATGTGGGACCATGCCTGCGTGTGATACCGGAAACGCTTTAACAGCTTGTCGAGGAGCTTTTTGTCCTCGTCCGATACCGTTTTCGGCGTGTTGGCCTGCGCCGGCGTCGCGTCGTTTGGGCCCTCATTGGCCTGGTAGATCGTCGAAGACACGTCAGACCGTGCGCCTCGAGCGCGGGATCAGCAGCGGCGAGGCCTCGCGCTTCAGTTTCTCGGAGAATCGGCGCGCCTCGAGGAGCAAGTGCACCCCGTAGACTTGGCCTGGCGTCAGCGACTCACCGGAAACCGACTGCTTGAGCATCGTCTCGAAATTCGGCGTGCCCTTGATGTGCACCGAGCCGTCGTCGTTGTCCATGATCACGATCACGCATGCTTGTTTCATTTTTTGGGAATCACCTTTAGTAGGCTGTGGTCCGACCTTGTGCTAACGTCGGCGCATGAAAAACCTAGAGACAGACAAACACTTTCAATTCGGCGCCGACGTCGGAAAGGCCGCGTCCGAGGAGTGGACACGGATCGAAAACGGCACCTCGGACAACCTCGGGTTGATCCCTTCCCCTAAAACGCCGATGTCGCTGAGAGACCGGCAGTTGTTCAAAGCCGGCTTTACGCTCGGGCTGCGACGCCGGCGTGATGTTGTTGCCTTGCTGCGCCGTGTACTTGATCCCGTCGACCATGTTGATCCAGTTTTGAAACTTCTGAATCAGCGGATCCACCTGCGCGGACGCCTGGACCGGCACGAGCGCGACGAGTGCCGCACCCAAAACGAACGAGAGACCGAAACGCTTGCTCTTGGTAAGTGTTTTCACGGAATCCTCCTTGATTTCGATGCGGTGTTACCTACTACGTGACTTTGGACACTTCCGCGGCCGTCGGCTTGACGATCGCGGAGTTGAGCTGCACGTCCATTTGAGGCACGACAGAAATCGAGATGATCCATTTACAGGCCGCACACGAGAAGATCGCCGCGACCAATCCGTTAGGCCACTTGAGCAAACGCGAGTTGATCGTCGGCCCTTCCTTAAAACAGTGCGGACACTTAATATCTGCCGGCATTGAGCTATCCCCACGGCCGCGGCCGTTTCGGCGCCTGCGACCCTTGTTGATGTTTTCGCTGGGCAACCCGCATCGCAAACGTCAGTGCGAGCGCGTCGCCGTCGTCGGGAGAGTCGAGCTCGCGAGCTTTCATTTCTTCTTTGCTCTCGAGTACGTACCGATCGCTTTTGTCGTGATGGAACCCCGGCCCGGTGAGATCGACTTCGAGCTGATCGTCATCGTCGATCGAACCGCGTAGGAGCCAGTCCCGCATGCGGCCCCACATGTAGGCGCGCATATTGGCGTAGTGAGAGTCGGGAGACTCGTCACCGAACCCGATTTCGTAGACGTTGACATGCCCGAGCTCCTGGAGCCGATTGACGATCGGCCCGCCGATCCCCGTCCCGTCGACGAACATCGCCGCGATCGGAACGCCGCCGACACCTTCGTCGAGCAGCTGCGAGAGTTTGTTCCACAGCTTCGAGCTGTCCTTTGTCGCCGAGCCCGGGATCCGGATCGGCTTGATCGAGCGCGCATCGTTGCCGCGCCGGAATCGAATACAGTTGTCGTCGAGCCCGCCTCGAGCCACGTCGACGCCACACACGAGCGGATCGTCAGGAAGGAACACCGCCGGCCGATCCATCGCCGCGCGCACTCGGTCACCGTCGATAAACTGCAGATCGTCCGCCTTCGGAGGCAGGCCCTTGACTCGGACCCGGTAGAAATCGGAATCGACGCCCTTTGTCAGCGCCCATTTCGCGATCTGTTTCTTGTTGGCAAATTCGGAGTCCTCGGCCGATATCGGCCGCATCTTCCATTCCTTGCGATCGCGCCCGTAGGAGATATCGAAAAACTTTCCCGATCGCCGCAGCGGGTTGCCCATCGGGATAAAAATCGGTTCGCCGTCCGTGAGGCCGCCCTCGGCCGCGTCCCATATCGCGTTAGGTATTCCCGAGGCCTCGTCGAAGACGTAGAGCGACGTCGACGTGATCGCGTGTTGACCGTTGAACGCGTCGGAGTTTTGCTCGCGACAGGTGAGCGGGTTAACAAACCAATCGTCTTTTTCCCCCTTGCGCCACATGCGCTCGGAGGTGATATCGAACCAATGGCGGTTGATCAGGAGCTTTGTCCACCGCTGTATTCCCGACCAGGTCTTTGTTTGCAGCTGCGCGTTTGTGTTCGCGGTGACCGTGCCGCGCATCGCCGGCGCCGTCGACATGCGCCAACAGACAATGAACGCCGCGAGCGCCGTTTTGCCGATCCCGTGACCGGAGGTGATCCCCATCCGGATAGGCTCAACCGGGTGGATCCCGTCAAACTTGCGATCGGCGACCGCGTCGCCCAGGTCGATTAGAAAGTTTTCCTGCTCGCGGTTGGGCCCGCGGAATCTCTCGAGGGGCCCGCGCTCGCCCCAGGGAAAGGCGAACAGCACGAAACCAAGCGGATCCGCATAAAACTGCGAGATCTGTTCCCACAGCTCAAGCTCGTACGCATTGAGCGCGAGAGCGTTAGCTCCTCGGGTTTCGTTTAGCGAGGCGATCACGTCCGGCCTGTAGCTTCGCGGCGAGCTCCTGCGGAGCGATCCCACCGTCGCCCTTGCCGCCTTCCTTGGTTTCGCGGAACTCCGGACACTTGGCCCGCGCCAGCAGCTCGAGCAGCCGATCGGAGTACTTGCGGATCGTCACCGGCCGTTTTTTCTTGCCGCGGCCGATCGTCGAGGGTTTGCCCTGGAAAATAACGGGCTCGTCCCAGCCCTGGAGGCCGCGCCGGTGTACTTCGTCGCGCACGCCGTCGGCGTAGAGCAGCTCGGCCTCGCCGAATCGGAGCGAGTACTCCTTGTCGGTCTTGAGCCATCCGTAGTGTGTCGACCAATGAATACCGACCAGCTCGCACGCCGTGCGAACCGTGCCGCACTCGATAAACTGTCGAAGAAACCTGTCTTGATTCGACCTTTGTCGGACCAGGTCGACGCGCTCGGGTTTTTTGTGAGTGGGTTTAGGGGCTTTCTTCACCGGCCCCCATAGAGCACGCTCTCGGGTTTCTTTTTCTTGGGGCCCTTCGAGCCTTTTCCGAGGATCCGGTTTGCTTTCGCGTCGATCTTGGCCTTTTCCGAGGCGCTGAGATTGCCCTTTTTCTCTTGTTGAGACGCGCGCGCTTTGGCGTTTGCCGCGTGACTCTTGTCCGGCATCGGATACTTGCGCTCCCCAGGTTCCCCGAACGAGCTCGCCGGCAGCTTCTTGCGATCAGAGGCTTTCAATTTGCCCATAAGACACCTCGTCGGTGATCACCAGCGAGACCCGACGTCGGATGTCCGCAAACAATCGGTTGAAATGCCGGTAGATCGGCCGCCAGTGCTTCACGATGAAATAAACCTCGAACGTAAACGTGCGATCGACGCGGATCCGCACTACTTCGTTTTCCCGTAGAGGACCTGATCGGCCGTTTTGACTGCGGGTTTTCGTTTGTTGCGGGCTCGATCGAGGTTTTCGGCCATTTCCATAGCCGACATGTTCTTTTCGTTGTCGGCCGCGTCGAGCTCCTTGAGTGCCTGGCGCGCCGCGCTCGATTTAAAGAAACCGTCGGGAAGCATCTTCCCGGCCTTCCTCGCCGTTTCGATCTCTGCTTTGTAGTCTCGAGGCATCGTCGTGATCCCCTTTCAAAACTTTCTGTACTGCCTGGCTCTCGATCCGCTCGAAACAGCCCTGGCATATCGGCCAGTCGACCTTGATCCCGACCCACTGAAACCGCAGAACGCCGTTTGTCGGCCGTTCACATGTGCGGCAGCGTGGAGGCAGCTTCACAATCCGCTCGACGACGTAGCCGATGCTAATCTGCTCGAGCTCGATCGGCCTCTCGTCGTCCATTCAGTACCGCGCGGAACTCCTCGGCCGACAGGCCGACCATGTGTTGCGAGTCGACGTCGGACTCCCAGACAAACTGAATCCGGCCCGTGTCCGGGTTAGTGATGTGGATGTGCTGCAGCCGGCGCCCAGGTTGCGCTTGCAACAGATACGCGTCGATCCCATCCATCAGCCTCGACTCCGTCGTTTTCGAATTGGTACCAGCTGCATCGTTGTCGCGCCCCAACTTGGCGTGCCGCGCAGCTCGTCCGCTTCAGTGAGGATCCGGATCGTGTCCGTCCAGATCCAGACGGCTTTTTGTTCGTGGACGAGTTGCCAGGCCTGCGAGCGCGTGCAGAAGGAGAGACCAGCCTCGACGTCGATCACGCGCACCCGTGTTGTGTGAGGCATTCGTCCGTGAATGACCTTGACCCAGCCGGAGCGCGTGTACTGCGTTTTGCAGTACCGGAGGCCCCCGGGCCCTTCCTTGGCGAATTGTGGCGCCGTGCCCGGCGCCGAAACACCAGGCAACGGCCTCTTATGTACCGTTACCCGGCGAGCTTTTTCTCGAGGGACTCGGCGACCTTGTCGGAGATCACCACCTCGAACCGGCGCACCTTCATGCCGGTACTCGTCGAGTCTTTTTCCGCGAACTTATCGACCAGGCGCCCGACTTTGCCGTTGCCCAGGTCGACGGGCTCACCGACTTTCACTCGGCCGAACCGCATCTCTTCGACCAGGGCGTCGAGGTGCTCGTCCGCGAGCTTGTAGCCGGTTTTGCCGGCGCCGAGCGAGCTATCCTGCGCGAGCATGCGCTCCGCGATCGTCATTTTCGGTTTGTTGGTTTTTGTCCGTTTCGTTGCTGTTTTGCTCATTTTCCGACTGTACCTCACGCCTCGGACATTGCCGGCGTTGCCCTGGCGCCCAGGTTCGCGATGTGCTCGCGCCGATCGCGACGCCAGGCCTTGCGAACCTTCACCGGCCGGCGATCCTTGTCGACGCGAACGAAAGCGCCGGTGAATTGCCCTTTCCGTGGGCCCGACGCATACATTTGCAGGGTGTAAACACCGCCCGATCGCATTCGAAAGAACGGCTGTTTTACGCTCAGCTTGTCTTTGAGGAAGTCGATCGACCACCAATAGACCGTGCGGAACTGCAGCCGCCGGCCCGTGATCTTTTTCTCTCGAGGATCCCGGCCGAGTGCGCGATCGAGCAGCGAGAGATCGAGCCCGTGCTTTACGTTCTGTCTGGTATCGTCCGCCGGCGCCGATCGAAACGCGTTTGTGAACCTGTCGACCAGGCCTCGAGCTTTATCAGCGATCGCGCGCAGCAGCTTCACGCGGCCACCCCGTAGACGATCGTCGATCGACATTGGCCTTTAGCCCTACTCCGGCGCCGCCGGGCTTCCGCGAGGGATTCGCTTTGTCTTCCACGGAGGAGAAAACGCACGAGCGCATCAGCAAGGGCAGCGACGGAGTAAGGATCTCGAGAGGGATCCGCTATCGAGCAAGGTTTAGGAAAAGGAACGACGGAGGGAACAACGACGGCCGACGTGGCGCTCGTCGGCATTTCGGCCGAATCAAAGGAAAAACAGAGTTGTGTTCCCATCCGTGGTTTCACAAGCAATCAGTCTCCCGCGGTGCAATCGTTGCACCGCACGCGAGCAGATAATCGAACCAGAACGGGAAAACCGGAAGGAGTCAGGCCCCCTGCGAGGGGCTATTTGCGGAAAGTGCTTTCTTTCCGTCACCGAGGCGAGCCTTGCGGGCGATCTCTTTGTGTTTGCGTCGGAAGTATTTCCGGCCGGAGGTTTTGCGCGCGACAAAAGGAGCCCGACAGCCGCAGGCACACTCTCGCACTTCCTCGTCGTCGTCGATAGCCACCGTTACAACGCGCACGCGGCGTAATTTTAGCCGACGGACCCAAGCAATCGCGCACCGGCGCCGGTTGTGATCCCAGCGCCCGCGCGTCGGGAGAGTCCCGCGCTCGAGGCGTACCGCAACGAATCCGCCCGACCCTGTCCTACGGACGGCCGCCGGTGACAGGTAGGCCGCCCCAGCTCCGGAACGCCGCAAAGTGTAAACCGGTTTACACTCGGCCACGTGAGTCGACGATCGAAACGCCGAGCCCATCGCCGACGCTTGGCGCAGCAGCTCAAGCAATGGCTCACCGGTGAGGATCCGCGCTTTGTCCGCTTCGATATCGTGGGACTGCGGCCGCGCTTTGCCGATGTCTTCGAGCAGATGATCAGCCGACAGGTGCCGGACATCGTGGAGCTGCTCAGCCAGACAAACGAGATCCTCGACGACGTTCCTGTACACTTTGGCGTCGACACGGCGCACGGCCGCGATCGTTCCTCGGTTTGGTGGATAGGGCCCGACGGTACCGTGCACCACTCGGGAGGCCTGGATGATGGAACGCCGGAAATTTTTAACGAACTTGATCGGGCTCTCAACGGCCGCACTCTTGGCGCCGGAGGAGATCCTCGATCGTTTGACCTGGCGCCCGAAACTGATCTCGATCCCGGCGCCGGCGATCGACCCGTGGGAACAGATCGACCGGATGGAAATTCGGTTTACCCGGCGCATGGGTTTGCCGCCGCCGCAGTGGATACGCTTGAACGCGGGAGTGGAGCCTCTGAGGGTTTTCGCGATCATCGAGACCACGCCGATCGGCCTCTACCGTCGCAGAATGGGACTCACGCAGGAGGAATTCGCGGCCCGCCACCCCGGCGCCGTCGAGCTTGGAAAACACCTCGTCGCGTTGAAGATCGGAAAGCACGGACCGATCACGCGCTATGACAGCGAACACTCGCCGTTCACGGTGGAGTACCCAGTGACCCAGTGGCCACGCTGACGCCCGCCTGCCACCACTTCGTTAGAGTCACCCACCGCGAGCCGATGCTCAACCCGGTTGACGACGAGGGTGTGTACCACCATCCGACGTGCAACTGTTGCCACTTCGAGGCCGCGCCGATATCGACCGAGCACCTCGGGTTTCTGTGCATGCCGTGTTTCATGGGAAGGCACGACGAGATCGTCGCGCTCGAGCGCATGTTGTATCTCGATCGGCCGGTACCGGCGCGCGATGGCTGTTTGTGGTTTGCTTTCGTGGACTTCTATATCCGCAGCGAGTAGCTACTCGACGTCGAACGGTTGAGGAACTCGTGGCCCGCCCAGGTAGTGCGATGCTGTCGGAACGCGGCCCGTTTTCACATCCTCGGCGTGTTGCTCGAGCAGCTCCGGCCGTTTGGCGGTAGGCGTCCCGATCGCACAGCAATCAATACACAGCCCGCAGACCGAACAGCTCACCAACCTGGACGAAAGGCACTTGTCACAGATCACGGCGCCCTCGATACGGTTTGAAGTACTGCACCCGATCGAGAACCTGGAAGGAGACAGGAGGATCGACACGATACACGAGATGTGTCTCGCCGGCGCCGTCGACCGCGTGGCAGATCCGGAAACTCACGTGATGCGACGTGATCATCGCCGCGTCGGGAGGAATGCCTCCCCGCAGGTTCCACGCCGACAGCTTCGGCCGATCGGCGACGCGCAGGTGATAGTCCTTCTCGCAGTCCTGCTTTTCCCGTGGCAGCCAGCCGACCAGGTTCGGGGTTTCGCCCATCCGGACTTCACGCCACACGAGCTCGTTCTGTCGATCGCGCCAACGCTCCATTGTTTCCGGCCTGACTGCGATCGTAACCGTCCCGCCCGGGTGTTGCGGCAGCCAGGACAACCAGGTGTAGAGATCGTGCACCAGTTGCTCGGCCTGCAGCTGCGCGCGTCGCTCGCTCGCTCGAGCCTGGCGCTCGCCATCGCCGGCGGGCCCGATGATCGTTACGATCTCCTGGATCCGGAGGAGATCCTCTTTCGTGGCAGCCGCCGGCGTCTCAGTGACGCGCGCCTCGATATCTATCTTTTCTTGCTGCAGAGCTATAAGCGCTATGTACTCGTCCCCGGTCACATCCACGCCGCGCCATTGGTAACGACGTCCGTGAGGGTCGATCCGGATCAGCGCATCGAGCCGATCCGATGTCACGCGATCGACGGCGCGTTGCGCCTCACGCAGCTGCTCGATAGTGACCCTTTCGAAGGCCTCGGCCTCACGCTGTCGTCTGGCGATCGCCGTCCCGGAGAGCAGCGGACGCCCGTTCAAATGAGGGGAAGAAACGAGACCACCACTCAAATGAGTGGTATTCCCCCCTGACGAGGAGGGGACGCCGAACACTTATCAGATCGTAACTGTTTGAGGCTCTCAACGATGGGGCGTGCACGCCCCAACCTGGCGTAATAGAACACGCCACCAAGTCGGGTGTTTTCACCCGACTTTCATGCACGAAACCTGCATTTTTATGCACGCCGGCGTCGATCCGATGCAAGGCAAGTTGAGTATCAGAGTACTCAACTCCTATTTACCCCCGCGCTGCAGCTCGCCTCGTTCGTAGCGGTTCGGCCCGCATCGCCCCTGTAGGTTTCTTGCGACTGCCGCAGTTGCGACACATCAGCTCTATTTCGCGCTTCGTCGTCGTCGACGTGAGAGCGCCGTGATCGCTCACCTTGTTGGTTGTCGTTTCGCTGACGGTGACCGTGTCGAAGTAATGCTCGTTGTCTTTGCACATTTCAAGGCCTCCTGGAGGATCACAAAACCGGGTTTCCACGCGCGCGCGTAGGGGTGTCGGATTGCGTCGGGGATCAGGGTATACGTCCCCGCGCTATACGTTCTCTGTAAACTGCAGCGGATTGCTGCAAATTTTGAATTGCACGGATGCAGATGGAGCAGCAGGAAGCAGCGAAACGCGTCGCACTTTACGCCCGAGTTTCAACAAAGCAACACGGCCAGGATCCAGAGACCCAGCTCCAACCGATGCGCGACTACATCCGAGCGCGCAATTTTCACGTTTTCCGCGAATACGTCGACGTCGGATATAGCGGCGCAAAGGAGCGCCGGCCGCAGCTCGATCGAATGATGCACGACGCGAAGACCGGGAAACTCGACGCTGTGATCGTGTGGCGTTTCGATCGCTTCGCGCGCAGCGTCTCGCACCTGCTCCGAGCCCTCGAAGATTTCCGGAAATGGGGAATTAACTTTGTAAGCCTCACCGAGGCGATCGACACCTCGACGGCCGTCGGGAAAATGATCTTTACCGTCCTCGGAGCTGTCGCCGAGCTGGAGCGCTCGTTGATCCAGGAGCGCGTACAGGCCGGCGTCGATCGAGCGAAAAGAGAGGGGAAAAAGATCGGCCGGCCTCGAGTGCTCGTCGACGAGGAGCGCGTCTACGAACTACATCGAGCCGGCCAGAGTGTGCGAGCCATTGCCAGGACTACGGGAATCGCCCGAGGAACGGTTCAGGCGATCGCGACCAGGTGGACAGAGAAAAAACGCCTCGAAAGCCCGGCCAAAACCCCTACGCCGATTGAAAACTAAACCACTTAACGCAAGTGACCAAGTACCCGGCAAACAATCACCTGTTTTTTGACCGGAGACAAATACGTTGGCCTGGCTAACCATAACCTCAGACACCGCGGTCGACGTCGTACCCGACTTTGGTCCGGAGCACGTTCTTGAATCCGGCGAGTGTTGGTGCGGACCAACAGTAGAAAAGGGCGATGGTGGAGAGACGACGCGCGATCTCATCGTGCACGAGGCACAGAACTAACCAAATTAGCTCAAATAGCCAAATTGGCCGGAATGCTTGACCGAAAAGGCTGAAGGAAAGTGTTCAGAGTTTCCTTCAAACTTCCGCGCGGACTACCGGATCGCGGTCCTTCAACCTGTCGATCGCCGCTTTGACTTTGTCCAGATCATCACGGGTCAGGATGATATCGGCGTCGGCCGGCATTTCTGGTGTGTGGCGCGCGACGAGTGTCAGGGCATAGCTCGAACCGAGCAACCGTTCGATTCTCTCAAGGTGTGGCTGAATCGTAAGCGCGAGTTGGCGATGGAACGCGGACCCACTCATTGTTTCCTCCCAAACTTTTCGAACTCTTCTTTCGAAAGTGCCGTCAGGTGAAGGCTTCCGCACTTCTCGCACTCGTAAGCGCGCAGCTGCTCGCCTCGAAACGTGGCCGCGCGCTCGATCTCGAGATCAGCCTCATGTGCGCTGTACCTGTACTTACCCGTACAGCTGTCTTTGCGATGAAATCGACGGATCATCAGCCCGCCGGCGTAGTTTCACTCCTACGGCGCCGCTGTGCCCACTCGTCGAGGCCCTCGAGTGTGGGTGTGACTTGCATAGGCTCCTCGAGGCCCTGCTCCCACTCGATGACAATCGCGTCGACGCAGGTTTCACAGAAAAAAGACGTCGGCCGATGAAGTAGACCGAGCTCGATATCGGCGCCGCACCTCTTGCAGGGACTCATGACTCCACGCGCGGAGGCCAGTTCCACTGACAAGGCCCGTCGCCCCCTTTCGGACCAAACACAAAGAGGCGCACCGTGCCGTCCTCGGCGACGTTCTTGAATAATTGCCGGCGACTGTGTCGGCGGATACTTGCCGTCAGCACTGCCAGGATGGTTGTAGAGCACGATTCTTCCGATTGACGGTCTTTGCATAAACCCTCCATAAGTTGCGAACGTTATCGAAATCGCGCGGATCGGATTGGCCCCTTACCGATCGGGAGGAATGGCTGCCATGGGTTGATCGCCATCGGGACGCGCACCGTGCCCCAGCCGCGCGAAAAATGCAGACATGCTGCAGGCCTACATTTACGGGCCGCGTGCGTCAACGGCGGCCGCGTACGTGCGTGCCTCAACCACCCCTCGCAGTTGTCGGAGCTTGAATTCGAGATAGTGGGCGTAGAGATTCGGCAACGGTTGCGAGCGCAGCTCCTCGACGATCGTCCGGAAATACTCCGCGGAGTGGATCCGTTGCCTTGCCTGGCTTCGCAGGAGGCCCAACAGCACGACGTCGCGCGCCGAGCCAGATTCGAGGCCGAATTTTTCAACAACACGCGTTGTGAGGCGATCCACTTCCGATTCTGCGATCGGTGTCGAGACGACGGTCTTTTCTCGTTTTCGAAACTCATCATCGAGCCCGGAAGGAGAAGAGGGTTTGGGAGATGAGGATTCTTTCCCTAACGTTGTCTTACCGTTGTCTATTAAACGCGCGCGCGTTTCATCTACAGTGACCTGTTGAGTGGCGGTTTGAGTGGCGGAGTTGTTCTTAACGCCCTGTGTTTCAAACAACATCGGAGTGGCGGCTTGAGTGGCGGATTTCACCGCACCCTTGGAAACATTGGTGTTTTTCGCTTTTTCTCCGTTGTAGCGCGCAAAGTCGACGACACGGTAGATCGCCGCGGAGTGTTTCGTTGCCGCGACGTCGATCGCGATCTTGCCGAGTTCAACCAGACGCCGGAGAAATTTCCGGACACGATCCTCGGTCACCTTGAGCAGCCGCGCAAAGTCCCGATAGGAACCCTCCAGTTGACCGCGTGCGAGGCGATCGTTTGCGATCCCTCGAGCGCGCATAAGCAATTCGGTCCAGGCCGCACGATTCCAAAAGTCGTCGAAGAAGGGATGGTCGAATTCATCCCGCGGAAGGATTACGAAACCAACGCTTGAACCCATCAAAACTCTCCGGATACACCACGAGCATTGACACGAGCGGAGAACACCAGCGTTGCCGCCCTTCATCCTTGGTCCTGTTTTGGTCCTGTTTGAAATCCGGGACTATCGGTGGAGATCGTCTATTCCGCAGAGCCCAATACCGCGTCAACTACACGGTTTCTGCGGATTTCCACGAAAACACTAAGGCAGTTGTTCTAGATTCAGGTTCTAGTCCTCGCAAGGGGGTGGAGGTTCGAGTCCTCTTTTCGGCATTCGTTTCCCCTCAACTATTTACCCGCATCCAATGAATACAACCGCTCCAGCTCCTCAACCGACTGGTCCTGTTTTGGTCCTAGTCCAGATTCGAAAGCGAACATGAGCTGACGCAGTGATTCCGACTCCGCCTGCTGCGTCTCGAGGATCCGCCGAGCCGCCCAGCCTGGAACGAAATGCGCGTAGCGCATGGTCGTGTGGATGTCAGAGTGGCCGGCAAGCTCTTGCACGACCCCAGGATCGATTCCCCGGGACATCCACTGGGTTATTCTGAAGTGACGAAAGCTCTCCGGGTGTACATCCAGGCCTGTTCTCTCACGCGCTTTCGAAAACGCGCCGCGTGTATCCTTCACGCGTTTGAGAGTCGTGTCCCGAATGAATACGTGCGGATCGTCCGTCACGTGCGGCAACATCCCGAGCAGGTCCTTGCAGAAATCTGACATCGGGATGTGCCGCGCCTTCTTGGTCTTTGCGATACCAGCCGGGACCGTCACAATCCGAGACTCCAGGCCGATCGTGCGCCAGGTGAGGCGCAGCCCTTCCTCGGTCCGGATTGCCGTTTCCCCCAAAAAACCGGCATACGCGCCGACTGCCAAATCGATGCTCAAGAGCGCCGCGACGAAAGCGCGCTCCTGAGCCAGAGTCATGATGAAGAGATCACGCTCGGCCTCCTCATAGCTGTCGAGCCCAAACAGCGGATTTGGGCCGGGCAACAACTCCGCCTCGATCGCACAACTCAACATGGAGCTTAAAACCGCCATGCCGCGATTGATCGTCGCCAAAGCCAGGCCGGATGGACGCGAGGCGCGGTAGCGCAGCGCCTCCGCGCGGGTTATCGACGTGAGGGGCAACTCACCGAGGACCGGCAAGATGTTGCCCAACTGAATGCGGTGAAAATCGGGCCGCCGGTTCCGGCGCTGCATTTCGGCCAGAAACATCGGGGCGTATTCGTTCAGGGTGAGCACGCGGGCAGGGGCGGGTGGAGGCTCTTGTCTCTCGAGCGAGAGCTTGGCTTTCAACTCCCGCCAGGTTCCGTCGGCGATGGCGGCTTCTATCCGTGCGCGCATCTGACGGGCAAGCGTAAGATTGGGAAACGGGCGCCGGAAGCGCGTGCCGTCGGGCCAGTACTTGGACAGCTCTAGCCGGCCACGGCGCTTCAGGATGTTGCGATCTTCATTCGACATCAACAATCCTCTCTGCTGACGCTGGTATTGGGCGGCGGTCATTATGCCAGCGCGGGAGACGCGCCCTTAACATTTCTAAGTCTTCGAGTTTGTAGGTGCGGCGGCCGTGGAATTCGTAGCAGGGAAGCAGGCCCGCGTCGGTGTCTTCGCGCAGCGTGTCGGGGCTGATGTCCAGATATTGCGCGGCGGCTTTCAACCCGAACAGCGCCTTGTTGGGCACCTGGATCAACGCAATCTGTTTTCCCATCATCGCCGGGGACCTCTCCTGTCGCAGGACCGCGCGAGGATCATCCGCGAGCAATCCCGTTTCATCTCATTGCTTCCTTGGCAAGAAATCGAAAAGGCCGGCAGCGCTGTCACGCGGCCGGCCTCCTGCTTAAACCTGCGAGACGGTTTCCTCCACAACTTCCTCCGAAGAACGGGATAGCTCCGCCTGGAGAGATCTGACGGCCCGTGACTCGACGGGGTTGAGCTGTCCGTTCTCGAGCGCACGCAGCTCGTCCCAGAGCGCCTGATCGCGGACGCCTTCGTCGCGCCACATCCGCTCGATCGCTTTCGCGGCGGTCTCGACCCGCGATTGTCGGCCCGCGTGGTACGCGTTTTCAATCGGCTCGATCCAGTCGGCGATCGCCTCCCGGCTCCAGCGGTGGTGATCGTTGAGGTGCGTGATCGCTTCGATCAAATGCGCGCTCCGATGCGGCCGCGCGATATCGAGCCAGGAACAGCCGCCCACCGGACACCGGACAGGCAGCGACAACAGAATCCGCCAGGGCTCCGGCGTCTCATAGACCACCGTCCCTGGTCCGGCCGGGTGACCCGGCCCGCGGCCATCGGTGACCCACATCCCCGGATGCGGCGGAATTTTTCCGTAACCCGCGCCCTCAATCGCGGCCAGCATCGCGCACGAGCGGGTCTCGCCCGGATCGGCCAGCCCCGGCCCCAGGTGTTGCGGTTTTAAGAGCGCCCCGCGGCGCATCGCCTCCGCAATGCGTAAAACTTCCATATGCACCTCACTTTTTGAATTGACGATTGAGCTCGTCGACTGAGGGAGTTTGTAGATCCGCGAGCTCCCATCGTCCCGCGTAGACCGCAGTCCGGGACTGCGAGCACTTTGAACAGCGGTCCAGGGACACCGTCAACGGGTACGGGTGTCCATCGCCGATTTCGTGGCGGACCTGGACCGCCATCCAGGAATGAAAACAGAGGCCGTTTAACTGTGATCGCAATTTGCGCCGGGTGTGCAGGCCGAGCAGGAACGAGGCCGTGTTGGTCAGGAGCGCAATCCAGATCGCGACGCCCACATGATCGTGCAACCAGGTCATGGCCTTTAACTCCTGCGGAAGAGTCCGAGGTAGAGGCCGACAATCAACCCGCCGATCGCGCCCAGGCAGAGGCCGGAGACGAAAAAGGCGGCATACACGGTTTCGAGCGCCACGGTCACGTTTTCAACCTCCCATGGGGTTGACCACTCTCTAGGGGTGTCATGAGGCCTTCTTGCGCTTGGGAGGTTCGAGAAGATCGCGGACCGTCACGCCGAGCGCCTGCGCGATGGACGTGAGGGCTTCAAGGCTGACGTTCACTTCGCCCCGTTCGACTTCATACCAGTAGCCCCGGTGAATCCCGGCACGCTGACTGAGTTCGGTAACGCCGCTCGTGGACGCTTCGCGCAGGATCCGCACGTTGTCCCCGATTTCCCGTTTGAGTTTGCCGATGTCTGTCTTCGTCGTCATGTAGGACGACACCTTACACCTACAGATGGAACGCTTTCAACTTGAAAAAAATTCTTATCACTGCGAAGCGCCAACCCTAAAGTTGGTGGCTGGTAACTTACAGATGAAGACGTTCCGCCGAATTCTGGGAGAGCAACTGACCCAATACCGAAAGCAGGCGGAATTGTCCGTATTGAGCCTTGAAGAAAAATCGGGAATCTCCCGCCAGTCGATCTACGACATCGAGGCCGGAGAACAAAACGTCACGGCCGACAACTATCAGGTGCTGCTGGCAGCCTGCGGCGTCACACCCGAAGAGTGGCTGAATGGGCTGCCTCAATCCTCATCAGAGATTCCCCAAGATCTGTTTCGGATGCTGAAGATCATCACCAGTCGCGGTAACGACGAGTTGATCGGCGCGCTCCGTGTTCACCTCGATGCACTTGCTGACAAGGCATTGAAGAAAACACGCGCCTCCCCATCCCCAGAACACGGGATGGCGGGCGGGCAGGCCACAGGAGGTGGTCCTTTAGGGCGCAGGAAGCCGAAGGCGTCGTGAGAAAGATTCATCGCGATGCGGACGCGGAGTTGCGGGCCTACCTGGGGGCGCACCCGCGATTACTCGAACGACATCTTATTTATTGCGAGAGCTGCTGGCAGCAATTGCTCCGGCGCGCAGCCGCGCGAAAAACCGCGCGTACCGGCGGCGGCGCGACGGGCTGACCCGTTCGGGATGCTGCTGCTCGTCCAGGGTCCGGAGAATAAAACGCGGAGGAGGATTGACCGTGAGAACAGGACGCGGCGAGGCTTTAGACATTTTTCGCAGATGGCGCGAGGAGGAAGCGCTGCTGCGCTGCGCGTTGTCGTTCTCGTCGCTGGCGGCCTGCTTTGTCGGGCGGCTCGACGTCGTCGAGGATGCCCGCCTCCACTTACTTTCCGGCGATGGAACTTCCGAACTCGAACTTCCCCTGCGGGCGGAGTTGGAATTCGGATATGGAGACCCCCGGAATTTTCCCGAGGAAGCTGCCGTTTTTGAAGACGCTTTGGTCCTTTTCTTTCCTAATGGCGACACTTTGAGTTTTGCCTCGCTCAAATCTTAGACGATCCGGCCGGGCAACATCGCGAGCGAAGTGTGTGCTGATGGAGCGGCACCTGATCTATTGCGACGACTGCCGGAGTGCGCTGGTGGGAGAGATGGCCTACTTTCGGGCCATTCACCCCGCACGAAAAATAAGTTGACAGCTTACAGGCGTCACTGTAAGGTGACACCTGTCATGAACAAGTCGGCAACAAAACACTTCATCACCTTCCGCAAAACCCTGGACGGGCGTCCCCAGCCGCTGTGGCTGGAGGTCGTTGTCGGCGGGTCCTGTAAGCGCCAGGCGCGGGAAACCGCAGAGGCGGAAATCGCGCTGATCCGGGCCGGAATCGAGGCCCTGCGCGAGCAGACGGCGGCGATGGAGCGTGAAGTTCAGGTATTTCCGGATTACCGGTTTATCGGCACCAACTAAGAAACCCGTCCACGGAGGGACACACACCATGAGCGTTTTATGGATCGGACACCAGACAGCAGCAGAAGCCTTTCCCCACACCCACGTGTGCGGCTGCGATTGCGAACAGGGCAACGAGTGCGACGAAACCCACGATTGCCCCGAGTGCCGCGCCAAAGAAGCGGCAACGTATCACTTCGCACCGCAGGTGTTTCCCTGCCTCTGTTGCGAGCGCAATTCCACCCCCGAGAATCCGGTCAGCTACATGCCCGAGTGCCAGATGTTCGCCTGCGCGGATTGCCAGCGCGAGTTCGCGCGGATTGCCGAGGGCTTCGAGGCGGTGTGCCGATGGGCGCCCGACTCCATTGCGGAGAGTGCGGCGAGCAACTGGTGCGCGTGCACGGCATCCCCGGGCCAGTTTGCCCCGCGTGCCGTCATCTGCGCGGCGTGTGCGCGCTGTACCCGTTGACGCCCTCGATGTGTCCGCACGGCTACTTCGATGCCGCCGATTGCCGACGCTGCACGCCCGATGGATCGTGTCCGGACTGCGGCACGTGCGGCGATCACCATTGCCCGGCCGACGTCGCGCGTGGTGATGAAGACCAGGTGGCCGTGAACGCCATCGAAGTCCACTACCGCGTGCTGACCTTGCGCGAGCGCATCGTCGCCCTGCAGGAGGAACTGTTGAAGATCGAGGACTCGATCCGCGGCGATGCCTCCACGCGGATGATCGCGGCGGCCGAGAAGCTGCTCTTCAAGGCCGAGTTGGAATTGCGCGGTGTCGCGACGGCCGAGTGTCCCGAGTTGCTGTTGGAATTTTCGGCGCGTACAGCAGCACCGCGCCGCGCCGAGATTTTGTCGTTCCCGTTAAACAACAACGCCGGTTGAAGGGGTCCAGCCCTCAACCGGCATTTTTAGAAACGTCACTACCGAAGGAGCCCACTATGAACGCAGCCGTTATTCCGAGTCAATCGAGTCTTCTGAAACCCGCAACCGTCGAACAGGCCGCCGCCAAGATCGGCATTTTCGGCCCCCAGGGCAGCGGCAAAACCACGACGGCCGCCCTGATCGCGCTGGGGTTGTCGATCACCTACCACAACCGCGCGCCCGTCGCCTTCATGGACACCGAGAACGGGTCCGATTACCTGGTGCCGCTGTTTGAGCAGGAGGGCGTGCCGCTGCTGAATTTCAAAAGCCGCGCCTTTACCGACATGCGCGCCGGTATCGCCGAGGCGCGCGCGACGGGCTGTTGCGTCTACTTGATCGACAGCTACACGCACCCCTGGAAGGAACTCCAGGACTCGCTCAAGAAAAAGCTGCGGGTGAACGAACTGCAGTTCCGGCACATGGACGAACTGAAATCGCTGTGGCAGGCCTGGACCGACGAGATGTTGAATTCGCCGCTCCACGTGATCCTGAGCGGACGCCTGGGCTACGTGTGGGACAAGGAGCAGAACGAAGAGACCGGCAAGCGCGACAACCTGGTCAAGCTCGGCACGAAGATGAAATCCGAGAACGAAGCCGGATACGAGCCGTCGCTGTTGATTGAGATGGAAGGCCTCCAGGACGCCGAAGCGCGGCAGAAGAAAACCCGCGCCAAGCGCGGCACCATCACCCATCACGCCTACGTGCTCAAAGACCGCTGGCGCACCCTCAACGGCAAGACGTTTTCCTGGCGCGACATGAACGACTACAGCGCGGGCGACTGGGAGCCGGTGTTTAAATCGTTCCAGCCCCACTTTTCAAAGCTGGCCATCGGGCGGACCCAGCAGGCCGTCAACGGCACGCGCACCAGCGCGGAGTTGTTCGACAATCGCGGCGCGTCCCTCTACCAGCAACACGTGAAGGAAGTGGCCATCGCGCTGGAGGAAATCGAGGGGACTCTGGTCACGCTGTGGCCTGGACAGGACGCGAAATCGAAGGAGATGAAACGCGTCGCGGTCGAAGCCGTGTTTGAAACGCGCAGTTGGACCGCAGTCGAAAACAAGCCGCTCGCGGAGTTGGAGCTGGGCTTGGCGACGGTCCGGATTTTCGAGCAGACCGTCGCCTCCGGACGCGACGCGGACGCGTTGACCGACAAAGCCGCCGCGCTGAAGCTGCTCGCCGCCTCGAAGGCCCGCGCTCTTGTCGAACTCGACATGACGCCTGCGGGCGAGCCCCGCGAGGTGACGTTCGAAGGGTTTGGTCCGCGATGAGCGCCGCTCTGGCTTTTCCCAAACCTGCCCGCCTGAAATCTCCAGCGTATCTGGACTGGATCAAACGGCATTCCTGTTTGCTCTGTCCGGTGACGGCTGTCGATCCGCACCACACGCGAAAGCGCAGCGTCGGCGGATCCGACTACCGGGCGCTGCCCCTGTGCCGCAAGCATCACTCCGAATGTGAGCGCGTCGGGGTGTTGACGTTTCAGAAGCGGCACCACATCGACTTTGCCGAGGAGATCGTCCGTCACCTGGAGCGGTATGTGGCGGAGTTGGAAAGGGAGGCCGCGTGAGCGACCTGGAGGAGATGGAGGATGACGACATGCTCCACTTCCTGATCGGCTGGATGACCAGCGAAATCGCGAGCGGCCGCACGCCGAGCCAGAAAGTGCAGGCCATCCGGAAAATCCTGATCCGCTATCACCGCGAGGCGTTCAAGCGCGGGCGGGCGGTGGGCGCGGAAATGGCCTACTCGTTGAAGGCGATTGAACGGCTGAAGCATCCAGGGGAGGGACTGTAATGGCCTACCGTTTTCCGCCGCGCTCGACCCGGATCACAAGGAACACGCCCGTCGGCAGCCCGCGCACCAAACGTGGAGGATTCCGCGAGAGCGGCCAAGGGCGCTGCGGTGCGCTGATGCGCTGTATCCGCCTGGTGCATCTGCTCTCAGCCGCCGGAGGGGAAGGGCGCAGCTACGATCAGCTATGCCGCGCGGTACGCGTCTCGCCGAAGACGCTGTGCCGGGACCTGGCCGCGCTGCGGCATAACGGATTTGAGATCGAGCAGAATCACCATGGCGGGGGCGGTGAGGACCGGTACGCGGTGTTTGTCCTGACGCGCAATCCCTTTGTGGAGGCCCGGTGAAAAACGGCCCGCACACCCACCGCTGCGACATGTGCCTGGAGATCTTCGACTGTCCCCGCCTCACGCACTGCACGCTTGAGGATGACGGGCGGCGCGAGATCTTCTGCAACAGCCAGGAGTGTTTTGAAAAGTATGAACGTTCACAAGTTTGACGGGTTGTCCGGCCTTGTCCGCTGGGGGCGGGGCTGGAGTGCGCTCAGGGCTCTGGCGCAGAGGAGTAGTGCCCTCAACCCGTCACCTAATTCTGGCGTGGGAGACAACGCGCCGGAAAACGGCATCCGGTTGCCGATGAAAGCCGGAATCACGCGAGCGCGGGTGAGTAACCTTCCCCGCGCCGCATTCAGGAGGAGCGCAACCCGGTGTTTTGAAACTGGCTTTTCGGACGCCGGGCCGCTTCTTTTTTTGGAGGAACGACATGAGGATCACCATCGAGAGCACGTCGAAAGTAGTCGTGCTCGAAACCGCACGCGGCGCGGTCCCGGCGCGGATCTGGGAAGGCGAGACCGACAGCGGGATCAAAGTGCAATGCTTCATCACGCGGATTGCGCACCACAAAGACGACGACGCGCGAGCGGACGAATTCCGGAAAGAGTTGGAAGAAACCCGCGCGCCGTCGGCCGAAATGGCGGCTTATCCGCTGAGGATGATTCTGTGAGCCTGCCCGCTGCGTTCCACTGCCGTGATTGCGGACTCGCGTGTAAATCCGAGGCCGGAGTCGCCCGTCACAAGCGCTCCTGCAAGGCCGCGCCTCCACCACTGAAACGTCCGGGCCCCGCCGCGCCCCTGCCGCGCGTGCGTTGTATGACCTGCGCGGAAACCTTTGCCACGGCCCAGCAGTTGGGCCAACACCGAACCTTGAAACACTTCGGGGAGATCAGCCTCACCCGGTGCACGTTGACGACATGAGCGAACGCGATCCCATTACTGCCTATCCGCTCTATTGGCC